CTTCCATCCATTGATCGAGATCTAGATCGAAGAATTTCATTACCTTTGCAGAAGGGGGGCATAGTAAAATATTTCTTCCAGATGTAAATTTCTTAGCTTTCCATCCAGTTGCAGTTAATCGGTCTCTTGATCTGTGTATAACTGGACCAGTTGCTTGTAATGCATTTTTTGCAACTCGGTGATAGAGTTTTCGTCGTCCATTGCCGAAATATCCAGTATCAATATAATAGAAATCTCTTCCATTCTCCAGACATGAAAATATCTGCTTCCTCTTGGCAATTCCTCTGAGTATCACGGGTGTTTTTAAATTCTGTACCATATCCCATGTAGTGATCTGGCCACCGCTACCTAAAATAAAATTCTCTAAAATTGGATCAAAAACCATGGATTTTCTCTCATATCTAAACTCCGAATCAATCGCGCAAAGTTGTTCTACTTTTGCTAAACTTGTAACATTTCTACCAATTTCTTTAGCAGTATAGGGGTAGTATTCGTTTTTAGAATCAACCCTATACTTCAATATTTTATCAATGACTGAATTTATTTCGTCGGGTAATCTGTCATACTTGTGGACGATTGGAGTTTTTTTTTGATAATCGTTCTTTTCTCGTTCCCAGTATGCACCGTACTCGCAATTCATATAATTTTCAAACCAAGGACCACCTTCGGTATAGTGTATAGCCTTAGGTTTACCGTCGTTTGGTTCTTTATATACACCAACTAACCAGTTCCATTCGTGTGATATTTCGCCCACTTCGCTGTCGTCTAACCAGCTAAATCTATGGAGATATTTTCCAGTTTCAATGTTTACTAATTCTCGAGTTAATGCTTTATTGCTAGTATGTCCGCAGTTGATTAAAAATACACTGCTCCAATTTTTGCGAGGATAGACGTGTTGTACTTTTCCGTCCATCTTCATTCCTTCTTCGACTTTGTAGTCGTGATGTACACACATCACAGCATATTTGTCATCGGCTTGATCGAACAATTTTTTTATATCATCTAAAAAGATAATATCGCAATCACAGAATAAAGCCCAACCCTCGTAATTCATTATTTCAGGTATTAGAAATCTAGTAAAAGTAAATTCAGTACTTGATAATGGATCAATATCTCTTGTATATAATCCAACTTTTCTTAAATCATCTTGTACTAAAGGAACAACATCTGCTCCATTTGACCGTGCTAAAATGCTGTGTTTACAAACCTGGTAAGCTATATCTTCTCTAGAATCCCAACCGACAAAAATTTTCATATTATCCTCTCAATGTCTTCTTCATCACAATGGTCGCCCCATTGTATCTCTACTATTTTAAGTACAGTGTCGCCTTTATTTTCTAGCTGATGCCACTCGTTTATTTGTATCCAAGTGTGATGAAATTGTGGTATTTCTATTGATGTAACATCGGTACTTGCATTGATAGTATTAATAGTAGCAGTGCCTTCGGCTACAAACCAAAATTCATTTCTATGTTTGTGTCTTTGCATACTCAATCGTTGACCTGGATCAACACTTAGTTCTTTTACTTTAACATTGGGATAATTTTTTAATACTTCCCAATATCCATATGTACGTTTTTCCATGGAATATTTATCTACGTATATTATTCATAGGTGTCATAAAGAAGCATCTTCCATTCCAGCTACTCGTAGCTTAATAACATTGCTAAGTTGCCACTGTTTGATGTCGAGTGCTTTGATAATGCCTAACCATTTATTTCTTAGCAGAGCAAACTCGTTAATAATTTTTTCATAATCAACGACATCGCTCTCGCCGTCTACGTATTTTTCCACGTCTCTGCTACTGAGAGCTCTTTGATAATTCTCAAGATATTTCTTGAAGAACTGGCTACGTAGACGGCGGAGTTCGATGTTCAAGTATTCTAATATCGCTTCAATTTCTTGAAGTTGGTTGTAACGATGTTCAACGATGCCTGGCATACTTGCCGCAGCTTTCTCGATATTTCCAGTAATCTTTACCTCCTTGCGAGCATCATTTAGCTCACTTTCAAAGAAAAGAATCGCATCTGGAATATTTGATAGATCTTGGCTTACGGATGTGTACCAGGTCATGTTTTACTCGTCATCATAATCGTAATCGTCGTCTTCGTCTTCCCCTTCATCGAGGTCGAGGAAAACACGGATAGCATCATCTAAGTGATCATCATGCCCGAGGGCCTCTGTTAGATTCTGCTCTGTAGCACCGTGATCGCTGAGAAGATCCACAAATCTTTCAGCTACTACAGTTACTTGTTTCTTATCTGTATATTCTCTGAGAAGGTCCCACATCTCAACAATCAGTGCTTCATTCATGCTAAAATTTCTCCAGTTTCTTCATCTATGACATCTACAACCACTTCTGGCTTCTTATATATATGATCTTCCATAACCATATTTAATAATTCACCTGACCATTGTTTACGATATTCGATAAATTCTTTTCCTTTAGAATCAATATATTTTAACCGATTACCTTGCTGTGTAATCAAACCTTTCTTTTCAAAAAGTTCAAGCAAGCCACTATACGGATTCATACCTGTTTCATAAGGAATTTTAATCTGGAGTGTTTCAAATGGTTTAGAATAACGTGTTTTCATGATCTTACAAGCAGCACGAATACCGTTAACTTCACTAACCTTATTACCATCTTCATCTTCTTTTAGTTTTAGTTTCTTCATAGCGACTACGATTGAGCTTGCATAAACGAAACCTTGCCCGCCACTAATCTTATCATCCGGGTCAAACATGTCTTGACTCGCGTAAGTATGATTTGTACAAACCATGCCAACATTGTAAGATCCAAACATATTAACACAGTTTCTTACAAGTGCTGTTAGTGCTTTAGGTTTACGACCCATGTCACCTTTTAGATCTCCTGCCTCAAACTGATTAATGTCAGTTGGAGTGAGCAACATGCCTAAACTATCAATTACAAACAATACTTTCGGACGATCTTCTGCCGCAAGCAGTTTATATTCTTTCATGAATTCATGGATAGTTCTAGCAACATCGTCAATCATTGCCATGTTTAGTTTTAGTAGTTTGTCTTCGCCTGTATCAACACCAAGAGCATGTAGCCATTTTTCATCAAGTGCGTTCTCACTGTCAACGAGCACTACGAAAATACCTTGCTCTTGTGCGTTCTTGACAATGTTGCCTGAACAGATATAACTCTTACCTGCACCCGATTCTCCAGCAAAGACGGTCACTTTACCTAGCGGAATGCCTCTTTGGAAGTCTCCGCTGATGAGATAATTGAGAGCGTAGTTGCCCGTGCCAACCCAATCGGTTGGATCATTGAAACCGACACCTAGGCCGTCGATACTCTTAGTTAATGTTTTACGAAATTTAGTTATGTCGAATGTCTTAGCCATTTCTGCCCCTTAAAATAATTATGGAATATTCGGTGAATTTCGGGGGATTTTCATGGAAAATATCCCCCGAATTATTCGAATTATTTAGACTGCCTTGCGCGGATCATGCTAAGGATATCATTAGCATTACTCTGACCTGCTGGCTTAGATTCGGCAGTAGCAGCGGGTGCTGCTGTCTTTGTGACTACAGGATCCGGATCAAACGGAATGTTGTCCTCATCTGCTACAACAACTTTTGCTGTTGTTCTAGTGTTCGGATCACCAGTTGCAGCACTCATACCGCTCGGGCGGTAATATTGTCCCCAACGCTCTGAGTCAAATGCGTCACCGTCAACAGATGCTTCAAACATTTCCTTAATAACTTTAAGCTCAACATCAGTTGGCTTCTTAGGGAGGAAGTCCTTAAGGCTGAACAATCCGTTTTTATTGACTGCTTCGACGTCTGAATTGCTTAGAGCACGTTCACGACGTCCCCACTTACTTGTGCTGTAGTCTGCGTATCCGCCTTTGCTAGTCTTAGCGATGCGGAAATCAAGACCATGTGCATAGTCGGTTGGCAAATCTTCAATCTCAGGATCAAGCAATGCTGCACGAACGATCTGGAAAATCTGTGGACCAATGATAAACCTGCGGATCGGATTTTCTGGAGTTGCATCTTCTTTAATAGGATCTTCAACTACAAGTCCTTGGAAAAGATAACTCTTCTTTTTCCAATACTTACGACCCATATCTTCGAGGCTTTTGTCCTTAAACCAGCCGCGAACTTCGCTCAACACTGGACAAGTTTCCCCCCACATTTCTACGCAAGGTACTTGTATTTGTACTTGGCGACTGTCTGTTTCGCCCTTAACGCCATTGAATGGAAGTTTAATCATCGCACGTTCGACCCAGAAGAACGTGTTGTTTGCGTCACCGTCTGGAAGGAAGCGAACTACTGCTTCTTGGCCTTCTTTGAGATTCCAGAACGGATAAATTCCGTTATCTCCGCCGCCTTGATTTCCAGATGAACGTGTTTCTTGCTCGCGTAATTTAGCGCGAATTTCTGCTAATGATGCCATGTTGCCTATCTCCTATGTTGCCTTGGCTTTTACTTTTTTGTGCCTAATAAAAAACTGCACTATATTACTATAGCGCAGTTTTATTTATCATGTCAATCTTTATTTTAGTTTTTTATAGGCCTGCTAGCTCTCTAATTCTGCCTAGTTCATAAACTTCTGAATCCTGATGAGGAGCAATTTCACGTACTAACTTTTCTGCTAACTGTGCTGCTACTGGGCCATATTTCTTTTCTACTTTAATAACTACGCCTTCTGGACCTGGAGGAAATGTTCCCTTTTCTCTATCATAGAATGAGCCTATAAATTCTGCAAGTTCTTTTAGATCAAATGGTTCTTGTCCTGGGCCTGTCATCTGTGGAGGATTTAATCTATCTTCATCCTCATCTTCTGCTGCTGCTGGTTCTTCTTCGGGAGGAACCTCGCCTGTTGGTTGTGCTGCTGCGTCTGTTGGTGCTGCTGGATCAACAGCTGGTTCTTCTTCGGGCTCTGCTGCAGGCTCTGCTGCTGTCTGGTCTTGTTCTAAGTCGCCTACTTCAATTTGATTTTCAATTTCTGGAGCGTTTTCTTTGATCCATTCCATTACTAACGGCCTTACACAAGCATCAGCACCGTCGCTTGATGATTTAGCCAATTCTTCTATTTGCTTATTGAGCTGAGGGTCATCTATGATGCCTTTAAGGCTCTCAATGGCATTTAATCCGTTTGTGCCTGCTGAGAAATGTTCTGGCATTAGCTTGTTCAATTCAGCAACGGCTTGATTTTTTACATCTTCGTCTTTGCTTAATACGCCCGACTCTTCATAGATCATGCTGTCGAGTATGTCTTCGAATTCTTTTAGTAAATCAAACTTACTTTCTTGTTTTGTATTTTGATTTTCTTCATCAACCTGTAATAAATTTTCTAAATCTTCAAATGCGATACCTTCTTTTGAAGCTTCTTTATTTCCATAAAAAATAGGTAGAATTTCGGCATTTGACATCATCTTTTTAATTAAATTAATTGCTTCTTTTTTCTGTTCCGAATCTATTAACGGTGTTCCTCTAGTTGATCTAGTATCCCAATCGTCTGCTAGATTCGCCAAAGGACGAGCAACGGGGTTGTCGATTCCGTATAAACTGTTCACAAGATGTTGGATGTAACCCGGCCATGTAGTTGCCTTATTTGCACTATCATACCTTACTTTCATCAACTTTAAACGTGCTTCAACTTTTTCTACAGAGTACTTTGCGTTTTTATCTTTAGGATTTTCTTGAGCTGCTTGTATCATAGTTTTATGCTGTTTCATGGTATGAACTAGCATGTCTCTAATCTTATCCTTATGGAATTCTTCTATCTGTATTTTAGGATGTTGGTCTAGGACCATCTTAAGTTCATAAGCTGGATCACGTTCTTTGCCTTTATAATCGGACACAGGTTCGTCAGCAGCATCGCTAGCATCATAAGGATCAGCCTTCTTAGGACCTTCCTCTAACTCGTCGGAATTTGTATGTTCAGACTTAGCATGTTCGATCCACTCGCCTAATTTATTCAATGCTGCTTGTATTGGTCCAGTCAACTTTGCTACTTCTCTCATATCAGCAAAATCGGTTAAACTCCACTCAACAGTGCGCTCTAGCTCTCTTGAAGTCTGTTCTACCCATTCTTCTACAGCATCTAATGCAGCTTCTGGTGTTGAGTGCATACTCTGTGCCTCATCAATGCCAGACCCAGATAGTTCTTGTTCAAATCTTTGAGAAACCCAATCCATTGGATCACCTTCTCGGCCTTTTTGCACACCATATGGCATGTCGCCCGATGCAGCATAGTAGCTGTATAGGGCATCAAAAAGTTCTTCACTCATGTCACCGCCAGCTTTAAAATCTGCAACATCTTGTCTAAAGTTATTAATAATACTATCGAGATCGTTCCCGCTTTCGTACATATCGGCCGACATACTGTTCTCCCTAAGATCCCCGTTTAATTCTATTTCACCACTTTCACCTAAAAGGTCTGTAATATATGGAAATAATTCAGTTAATTCTTCATTAAATTGATGTAGAGTAAATCTATCTTTTAATTGCTCGAGCATATCAGAGTCGATCTCTTTTTTCTGTATCGATTGAAAACTTTCCTTCATCGCTACATAATTCTTTTGTTTCTGTATACTTTCAAGAGTCTTCTTTAGACTTACACTTTTATTTTTTGCAGCTCGAGCTATGCCTGATACATCTGTGTTCTCTAAAAATGCTGCACGATTTACGAGATGATTAAATCTACGTAGGCTGTAAATGTTTTCACTTAGACTTACTACATATTGACCAAAATCATCGTAAGGGCTACCACCATTTGACACATGACGTTGCATCGCACGAGCACCTGCTAGGTGTACGAAAGGATATTTAAAGCGTTCTCCATTTTCACTTTCAATGAAGAGAGCATCTATATTTCTAGTTCTACTGTTTGGACTGTCTTCTTCGATACGCTTCGAATGTCTGATGATCAATTTAGTGTTCTCGAGCTTCTGATAGCTTGATCTTGTTGATCCATATAGTGATGATTCGCTCATAGTTAGATCCTTAGTTTTTTCTTGTGTCTTCGAAAGGAATTCATAATCCCTCTTGTCTAAGTTCTTTTTGATAATATCTTTTGGTTCAAAATTTAAAAGTTTACTTTTAGCAAAGCGTCTCATTTCTTTTAAGAAATTAAACCATCTTTTCTTAGACATAGGGTCGTCTGACTCTAAAATGTCAGTGCTGTAAAATATTTTCATCGACTCTTGGTCTGCTATACTAATACTAACATTTGCGAGTTTCTCGCCGTTCGGTGCAAAGTCAAAGTCAAAAAATACTGCTTCATTAGGATCTACAGTGCTCATCCCTTGCTCGTTGCCGAGGCGCACTTGAGGGAAGTGTCCTTTAAGTTTTAGAAACAGGTCGTTGCTGATCGTATTGTTTATTGACATAGTTGATTATTTATCCTATATAGATTGTAATATTATCCAATAAAACTGGAAATAAATATTGGCATTGGTAATTGTTCTTCCTCAGTTCTATCGGAAATAGTGTCGTAAATCTCCGGATCCCAATCAGCCAATACCTGCGCCATGCGACAGATCAACAAACAGGCCGAGACTAGGTCGTCCGTTTCCCCTGTCTTGGCCTTAAATCCTACTCCGCTAGCTATGTAAGTTTTCAATTCTGACACTAACGGTTTACTGTTAACTGTCATTCTTTTAGTTTCAATAAGAGATTTTAATTTAACAGCAGCAGTCATTTTTGCTCTATGTGTAGTATTAAATCCTTTGCGGAATGTTCTAACATGTCCTTTGCGTACAGGCTCACTTAGAAATAGTCCTGGTATATTATCTTCTCCAATGTCTTTGATCACTAATAGAGCCGCTTCACCAATGGTGTTATTTTCTATACTCCAATATAACATAGGATCACCTTGTGACTTTATGTAATGTATTATCTCTTTTAGTATTCTAATCTGTCCAACCATCGGAGTAGTATTATGATGCCATTCGCCTACTTGTATAAATTTTGGAAGTTCAAATATCTGTATAGCAGCATTATCTCCTCCTGTTCCTAGGCTAGGATCGAGAGATATCAGATAGGTACAACGATGATCGATCTTCTTATACATCCTAACTTGACCTAATTTTTCCATAGGTTCACGTCCAGACAATTCTGCTAATGCTAAACTGCTAATCAGTGTTTCGTCAAATACTAAGAACTCGCAACCGTACTCACGACGGAATCGTTCTTCACCGATACGTCCCATTTCCTGTTGCATCCATTCCTCGTCACGATCGGGGTGTTCCGACCAATGTGCTTTGAAGGGAGCAAACCCATTAACACCAGTTGCTGATTCGTTTCCATACTCGTCAAATTTTTTATTTGCTTCTGCCCATATGAGAGCAAATGTATCTTCGTCACTGTTTGGTGTACTTGTAATAATAGCTCTACCACCCGTTGCTAGTGTAGGTGAAATTGAAGTCCAGAATTCAGTAGCAATATTAGGAGCAACGAATGCAAACTCATCACAATATAATAATGAAATACTCATACCACGTCCGGTATTTCCTGTAGTAGTAGATGAAACTATACGACTACCATTATCGAAATCTATATTTCCTTTATTATAACTAACCACACCACAGCGTATATGATTTGGACATAGTTCATAAGCATAGCGCACACGCTGCATAATTTCCTGGGCACCGGTGTATTTGTGTGCGGCGATTAGTACAGTGACATCGGGATTAAACATCGCGTACCAAAGTAAGTAACCAGCAGCACAGGTAGTTTTGCCGCTCTGTCTCGGAAGCATGTTTACATTAAATCGATGATCATGATAACTAGAAACCAATCTAGTTTGATAATCATATGGTTCAAATAAAAGCTTACCCTTTACTGGATGTTGTATAAAAAAGAAATTGTTCATGAAAAAATAAGGACCAGTTTCCGGGTCTAAACATGATCTTATTTCTTCTATTTGTTTCTCGGTAAATCGTTCTTGCTTGTTTGCTTTTTTGACAAGAACGCCTTCTAATGATCTACTCATACGAATATTTATAGATAAAAATTATGATTGTTTAATTTGATTCCACTCTTCCATCATCTTCTGTGATAGAGTTTCGGACATTGGATTATCACCGGGATATTCTTTTCTAAATTGTTTATGTGGGGCATTCATACCACCAGCAGTCGCCATTGTAACGTCATCGATATCGCCGTGATTATCTGTTACTTCGTGGTCGAGCTCAGTGGTCGCATGATTATAGCCTCCTGAAAGTTCTTCACCGACTTCGTCTGCATATGTTGAAGCTGCCTCATCTGCATATCCATTAACATCTCTTATAGCCTGTACCATTGGCATTGGAGGGGTTTTTTGTTGTATCATGTCGGGTGTTACTGTTTTCATGCCGGACAAATTTAATACCTTCGACATCATATCTATTACGTCACCGGAGCTATCACCTGTTGCGTTAATGCTAAGTGAAACTGATTCGTTGATTGCTACCGGTTTTTCAACCTTATCGATTATTTTTAATAGATTAAACATGTTGTTCATTATATTGTTCCTTTTGCAGGTGGCATCTTTTTACTTCCAATTACGCTATCTACTTTTTCAGACTTGTGAGGTTCTATTTTCAAAGGAGATTGCTTAGAATCTTTTTCTTCTTTTCTCATAGCAGACAGTTCTTTAAATAGATTAAAGACTCTTTTCTCACCTACAAGTTCATGATTATTTTCTTCTTTATCATACTCGCTAGTTAGCTTTGCTGCATATTTCTTGTCAGTACCGTCGTACATTTGATATTCTTCTTCGGGCTCATGTGCTCCACGAACTATAATCATTGCTTCAATAACTGATGTTTTTTCAGAGATATATTCTCTCAGTATAGGTGGTATTACTGGATAGTTCAAACAAATTTCAAATATGTGTACTTCCTGATTTTCTAACTTTGGAAAATCTAAAGGATTCTTTTGTACAGGTGTTTTGGATTTTTTAAAACTGTCGACACTGAATTTTTCTAAAGCTGTCTTTAAAACAGATTCAAATTTTGCAGGTAGCTCGCCAGCGACTTTAATTTTAAAATCGTAGGTTTTCTTTTTTCCAGTTATATAATCTTTAAAATTCTTCATTGATATAGGTCCTATGACTTATTTATCTATCTTTTTTAGTTTTTCTAGCAGACTGTTTCTATCTGTAACAACGTAGTCTGTAACATCAAATGGTTCATCGGAACTTTTCTTTGTTGATTCTTGATCTATCTTTTGTTTCTTCAGTTGTAGATCTACTATACGTAATTTTTTATCAATCTTAGCGTTCTTTGCATCTATCGCATTTTTAAGCATATTAGCTGCAGTTTCAAATATCTTACTGCTATATCGGACTTCTACATTCATACCCAAGTCCATTAAATCTTCATATGCTTTAGTTGCTTTTTCTGCTAGATCATCAAATTCACGATCGCTTGTAGATCCCAATCCGTCAACTGCAGGTAACGCAAATGCTATTTTATCAAATTCTTTTAATGTGTATTCAATTTCTTCTTGTTTAGCGATTTCTTTCGCTTGAGATTTTATCTCTTTTTCTAAGTCTTTAACTGTTTCCTTGTATTCAGGAAGGTTTAACAATTCTTCTAATTTTTGGGTCATATTTTACTTATTATCTTTTACCACCTTGGTGAAACAAATCATTCTCATTTATCACTCTAAAGATTAATCCTTTTTGTTTGCACCAAGCTCTAGCAGCTTCCCATTTTGCCATGTTCTTTACGTACTGTAATTGTTTCCCGCGATTCTTTCCAACTTTTTCTAAAAGCTGTTGGTCGCTAGGTTTTATCTCTATTAGCTCTGCGTGTTTTTTACCGTTCTTATCATTATAAACTATTAAGAAATCTGGTACATATACTGTACCTCTCCCTGTTGTTGGATCTCTATAGGGTATCTTTATCGCTTCGCTCGCCCATTGTTCTATACCAGGATTCTCATCGCAAGTTTTCATAAAAACAAACTCCCAACTAGATCTATAGATAGGAGTTCTTGTTCCGACATATTTTTCTGGGTTCTTAGGTATAAATCTACCTTGAGCAAATCGACCCATTAGGCTATTATGTTCCGTATTTCAAATTGATTGATAGTATTATCAGTAACTTTATAACCTAATGTACTAATTCTTAATCTATTGTAATTTAATATCTCAGATACAACTCTACTTAATTGTATTTGATTTAGGTTACGCATAGTATCGATTAATTGAAAAACGTTTACATTTTCAACTCTTGATTGTTTTAACAATGTACCGCCGATAGTTTCTGCAGCAGTTTGACTAAATCCATTGTTTAAAAAAAATCCAATTACAGCATCGATCGTTTCGGCGGGAAAACTCATACCTTTACTATAATAGGTATCAAAGAATTGTCTTGTACCCGATGTGCTGTCAGTATTTGTGTTTGATGGTAAATTTGTTGCCATTTTAATTTCCCTTATTATTCTTCATACGAATAATTGTCTTCATATGCTGAACTAGATGATGAGTCGTCCGATGATGAGCTTTCGTATGGGTAATTAGCTTCATAAGATTGATCATCTGATGGATAGTTTGATTCGTATTCTTGATAATCCGGTACATCGCTATTATTATTATCGTATCCAGCTTCATTTCCGCCCCCAACGCTACTTTGTGAGTCGTCGATAGTACCAACTGGTGCGTCTGGGTTAGGATCAAATTCGCTTTTTGATAGATTAGCAGTATCTTGTTCTATTTCTTGATTTATGATCGTTTCTTTTTGTTGTTCTGCTTGTGCTACTTGGGAATCTATCATATCTTTTTCTTTGGATAATTCTTCATTTTCACTTGCTAAAGAATTAGCTTCACGTTCTAACTTAACCGCTTGATTACCCAATGATTGATTTTGGGCATTAAGTGCGCTTGTTTGGCTCTTATATTCAGCAGCACTTATTTGACCATTGTCATATTTTTCCTGCACTGTTTGCTGTTGTGCCCGCACATCGGCTTGTTGACTACGTAAATCTTGTGCTTGTGATTTATTATCATCGATTATTTCTTTGTTTTTATTAATCAACTGGCCTTGGATTTCGCTGATTTCCTTACCTACTGTGATGCGCTGATCTGCTGCTGCAATTCTGTCAGCTACAGCAGGAGTTCTAGCAGGATCAAGTGTAGCACCTTCTCCGGAATTTCTTAAATTTGGTGTTTCAACTCCTGGATGATAATTACCCGAATCGTCTGTAAATCCTTGATTACTTGAAGAGCCCGATCCTCGAGTATCATCTCCGGCCCTAGATTCCTTGTCTAGATCCCTGTTAAAATTATTATCAACTGCACTTACATTTTCTTGTAGCGTTTTTTCTTGGGACTGTAATGTGCCTATTCTTTGATCAGATGCTTGTATCTGTTCCTGTGAATCTAGAATTTTAGCTTCTTGCAGGGTTAGATCTGATTGTGCTTGATTTCTTTCAGTTATCGCTTGTGATTTTTCGAGATTTGCTTTATCTAAACCATCGGCATAATCTTGATCGCTTATTAATCCTAGATCGTGCTTTTCTTTTAGATTAATCATTTCAGCATCGGCTAGTTTTATATTTTGATCAGCATCTGCTACATTCTTAGCTGCAGCATCTTTATCAGCAGTTGCTTGATCTAAGTTTTTCTGGGCCGACTGTTTATCTTCTTGTGCTTGTAATTGTTGGTTCTGATTAGCAGCAATCTGTTCTTGGGCTTTTTTTATTGATCCACCTTGCGGATCTTTATTAAGAAGTTGATCTTGTGCTCTTCGACCTTTTTCAGTCTCTGTAGATTCTGATCTCATACCATTTAATGTTTTTGTTTCGTTGTTATTTTTTGAATCGCCTTTTTGGTCATAAGCATCTCTTGTATTTCTAGGATTGTCAGTCCCGACAGCATCGCTTCGATTTGCATCGTTCTTTTGATTACTACCGTTCATAAAGTTGTTTAAAAGGTTACCTGCAAATCTGCCTGCTAATCCTATACCTGCGCCAATCAATGCATTTTTCATCGAATATGGGCTTCCGCCTCCGAAATTATACCCCAGCAATCCGCCAGCATTACTGTATGGGTTTCCTCCTATCGGAATACCATAGCCGCCGCTAAGACCGTAATTTCTTCCGTTGCCCCATCCTGTACCTAAGAATCTATTGTTTAATAAACTGTTTCCGCTAGCAAATGTGTTGAGTGAGAATGAATCGCCGAATATTCCACCCATTCCGTTTTGCCATAATTCTTCGTTAATTATTGGGCTCGGTGTAGTATCATAATGCAGTACAGCAAATCCTGTAGGATCATCAACATCGACTGCACCAGAATTATATATCACAGCATCATATGCTATCGTCATCGAGTTTTGTACTATACCATTACCTTCAGATTGATCCATAGTATCATGGTCCCATTTAGTAATCTTAGGATTACACAAAAGGTAACTGAAAAATCTCTGTCTTGAAAGCGTAAAGAGTTGTATACTATCGAAAAACGGCTCATCCGATCCGTTATCTAATCCATAGCGAAATGGCATTCGATTTTTAGATTCGTATGTGTTACGTGCATATGCTGCCGGAGCGATTCCATCGTCCATCGCGTTCATTCTATCTGCAAAATAATATGAATAATACAATGCCCACATCATGTTAGTAATTCCATTATTATCATCATGGAATTTCATGTTTATTGGGTCATATATTATGTTAGTATATACATTGGTTTTTCTATTGTATTGATTTAATGTTTCTGTTTTTATGGTATATTTAGGTAAATCGGTACTTTTAACTAGATAATTTAATTCTAAATTATGTCTGTCTTCAAAGCTAATATCTTGTGTTGCGTTTGGGTTAATATTGAACACTACATAATATAAAAATTTAGTTTTGGGTGCGAGTCTAAAGTTGTCCTCGACATACAACCTTGAAGCGTGTTGATAGTCGGCTAGATTACGATCTTCTCCTCCATAGAGCATCGAACCTATACCTTTTAACCATGCATTGAATTTATTAGCCATGTAATTATTTATCTGATAAAAAAAGACCAGTTTTTAGGCTGGTCTTTTTTTTAATTGTTATGAGGAATAGTCTTAGAGACCGCCACCAGTTGCCATTGTTCCTAGTGTGCGTGTTACAGCAGCACCAATACCGTTTCCTTGTGGAGACTGTATAGCATTGTCATAACGTATGCTTAGTGTTATACTAACAGGTGCGTTTTCCTGATAGTTTAAGCTATTATAATTTGCGCCCTGTACGAAGCAACCGTATAGTTCAAAAGTTTCTAATACCTGTGGAGTATTTGTTCCATTACCGCCGTCTAGTATTTCGATAACAGTTGTAAACTTATAATCCATACCGCTAGCTGCTGAACTTTGTTCGTAGAAATCAAACTGTTTCTGCATCTGTTCGCCAACAAGCTTTTGAACATTACCATTAACATCTTCACGCAAGTTGAGAGTAATCGCTTCCCAGTTATGCTTGCCTGCTAGATATACTTTACTGTTGTAAACATCTAGAGTAATTTCTTCGAATGTTAAGTTTGGACGGGTAACATCCATAACCTGCTTTGTTAGTTCAGTAGTTGGTGTTGATACACCAAAGTTCTGTAACGTAACTCTAAAACGATACTGTAGTTTAGGCATCAGGAGCGATTGAGAACCGCTGCTTTGATTTGATGCCAACGGCACAGATAACTTTGATAATGTTGAGATTGCCATACTAGACTCCTAATTCCTTCATATATTTATATCTATTTAAACCTGTGTATTACTGGCATCATTTACTACCGATGCCAGCAATTTCTCCTGTATTCTTCAATCTTAGTGGAACGTAGATAAATTCAACTGCCTTGACTGGCTCAATAGCAACGTCTAAGTATAGTTCGTTACGGTCGATTCTGCTTGGAGTATTATTCGACTCATCGCAAACTACTAGATAATCATATATCGCACGTTGACCCACTAATTCAAGCAATAGACTCTCTGTTGCTGCTTTAATTTCATCACGTGTAATCTTATCATTTGGTTCAAATACATATGGTTTTGCTAGTTTGTCTAGCTGGCCACGTAAGTAAACAATCAATCTAGCCACGTTAACACGATCAAGCGCACTTGCATTTCGTGCTCTTGTCTTTTGTCCGTATATAACTAAACCCGATCCTGTTAAGAATGTTAATGGGTTAAGATTTACAGCATATAGTGTATCGCGTTGACCTTCATTAAGTGATATAGACTTCCATTCGCCTTCTACCGAATCAACATATCCGATCGATGTTGCGTTTGTAATACCACCGCGGCGTGTACCAGCTGGTGCAAACCAAGGATAGCTAACTCCGTCACTTAGTGCTATGGTACGTAATACCATGTGACTTGCAGGAACTACGATTTCGTTACCATAGTTGTCTGTAGTATAACCACTTGGATAATAAACACCTAAGTATTCGTCGTATGTTACTAAACCATCTTCGCCGTTATCTACTGCAAGCATAGCATTTGATCCCCATTCATTGAGGGTTGTTGCATCGCTTGTTAAACGGAATGGTGTATCACCAATAACAAATGCTGTCTGCTTACGATCAATATTGAGGCCAACCATGTTAGCGATCAATTCAGTATATCCTGGGCAAGCAATGATATTGAATGTACGTATTTCTCTTTCACGTAGATCTTGATTAGTATCAACTAGTGATTTCATGTGCTTAACAACAACTTTACGCTGTGCTTTGCGTCCAAATAGACCACGTCCGTCAGCAGCATTGCCGCTTTCGTTAACCCAACGATGTGGATAATAAGTTGTTTGGCGTTCTCCGCTATTAAATCTGATATTGTCTGCTTCGATATCGATGTAATTTTGAACGAATCTTTTTACAGAGAATCCGCTACGACGTTTGTTGAATAATAACATACCACGTGGATAAAGTGCAGGATCTGGTGCATCAAAATCGATGAAATTGCTGTATAGTAGATCAGCTATATCACCTGGAGTATTACTATTAGTTCCGTTTGTGTTATAGCGAGCATCAGCAAATACAATACCATCTTCAGTTGATTGATCACTAGTATCAACGGATATCCATTTTAGATTATAACCATCCCACTTATAAAGTGCAGGGTAGTTTTCGATATCACCTGAATCAATCCATAGATCACCATTTCTCAATGTAGTTCCGTCACTCTGTGTTTTTGGCTTAGTCGCACTTACAATCGGACCTGCAGAATCTGTTTGGAAATCTACATTTGAATCATAATATGGACTTGCTAGCAATGAATTTGGAACACCGTTATATGTACCGTCAAATAAGTATCCAACCCAAGTACGACCATTATGTATCATTATGTCAACACTGTCAATTACTGAGCTATACCATAATTTACCGTCATCTGGTATAGTATTTGGTGGACTAAACGCTGCTGTATATTTTAATGGTTTCCAGTTAGTTGCTATATAGTCATGCAATTCGTCACCAACTGGTGCAGTGTAGAAGTTAGGTGAACCTGAATTAGTTACAACATTAAATGGTGTAAACAGTAATCCCAACGGGCTGAAAGTACCGTCTTTTAGTCTTATTTCTCCACCCTTTAGGTGTTCGATTATTAGTCTATTACGAGAATCAACACTTGCTTCAACATCTGCTATGCCAGCAGCATTAATTGCAGCAGCCATGTCGCTTGCATCACTTACTGCATGATGTGCTTGAAAAGATACCGTAACATCTGTTGATAAACCAGGGTATCCAACGACTGATGCTGCTAGATTAAATGTGTAAGTTCTTAGATTTACAAATGTGCTAGCTGTAATCGGAACACTAGTAATAGTAGTTGGATCTGGCTGTTCTCTGCGGAAAACTTTAAATGTAGCTGCTTCCATGAAATACTCAGGTGAAAGACCACTATAGTTGTCGGTTTTCGTTGCTTCAGTTAAATTGAACTGTACGTACAAATTACCTCTTGCTATGTTTTTACCACCACCGGTTCTATCTAAGTAATATGTAGCATCATGGTTGTTAGAATAAACCGGAGCTTCAACTAGATCCCATGTTAGTGTTTGTGCGTTCCAAATCTTAATTCTCCAACGAGCACCAAGATTAACGTCTGTTGTTTTAATCCATACAGACCCACTCGGACGAGGAGCAGGATCTCTTGTCTTAAAGCGAGGAACTGAAGTGTGTGGACCAATCTGTAGAGCAGGACCGTAATATGTTCCAGTAGCAATACCAGTTGAACTAGTTGCCGTGCTAGACGCTACAAGTGTACCTGTACCGGCTTCAATAACGATAGCGTTTGATAGTGAGCTGTCAAGTTGTGGACTATCAGCTGCACCGTTGCAGTATAGTTCTAAACGTGAATTAACCACGGCTGCACTTACTCCGCGCAATGTATCGTTATTAAATAGAACGTTAATGTCACTTGCAAGTGCATTTACAGTAGTTCCCGATGTAAGTGTTACTTCGACACCGTTGATGATTATGCTGTGTCCTGCAGTTAATGTAGGATTACTTTTGTTACCTGCAACAAGCGGCCAGCTGTTATTCCAATCATCTGAACCTACTAGAACCCAATCACCCATTCTATTTTTGAAGTAAATCTTGTTAAGTGTAGTGATAGCTACTACTGCGTAATCACCTACTTTACCTACTGAGCCTAAAGGAGCACCAGTTAATTGATCTATCTTAGTGCTGTCTACGATTACAGTAGGAACTCTATTTGTGAACTGCTGTCCACCTCTTACTGTGGCTGCAGCGCCATTCCATTCAAATATACCAAATCTCGAATCTTTAACATCAAACCAATATGTTCCATCTTCTGGATTTGCACTTGGTCCAACTGCAAGAGGTGCTAGTTGTGCTACATCAAGATTTGATCTAACAACATAAGCACTGTTGCTTACTGCTAGATAGCTGTATGCTGCTTGTAATCCGTATTCGTTAAGTTCACCACCATGAACTGGGTTCTGGCTAGCATCCTTATAAAACAATGGCGTACCAAATGTTTCGGTCAAATCTCTCTGGCTAGTAATCAAATATGGCTTACCAGCGTTTGCTTTTAATGTACCAACTGCGATACCAGTGCCGGAACCGTTGGTTTTATTTTCTTGTGATGACACTATTATAAGTGGGCGTGTTCCTGGTGCGGCTGTGACATAAAAGCTTTCATCAATTACTTGTACTTCTACGCCGGGTGAATTTAACGTCATATCCGATCTCCTGTTATTGCAGACTTCAGTAATATTTAGTATTATATCTAGAAAATCATGTCTATATAACCGTGAAAAGGTGGAATAAAGGTAATATATAATTTAGATAAAGGTAAATAAAGGTAATAAATATTTCTATGATTGAAAATATATGCCCTAAGTGTAATAATAGAGCAAGAGCTATAAATTACAAGAAAAACGATAAGACTTATTATCGCAGATTGTGCGACCCCTGTAATGCTGACGAAAAGAAGAAGAAGAAACCCAAATGGCTAACACAAGGTTATAAGAAAAAAACAAAATGCGAAGCTTGTGGATTTTCAGCTGATTATACAGAACAGCTAACTGTATACGAATCTAACAACAGTTTTAAAACTATCTGCTTGAACTGCGATGCTGCGGTTAAGATAACAAATAAATTAGAGAAGAAAAAAAGCGATCTTAAACCAGACTTTTAATACGTTCTTTTAGATCTCCTAATGTATCGTTATTTTGTATGATTTTATCAAATTCTGCCAATGCCCATTGCCATTCACTAGCGTGTATATCTTTTGGTACTATACGACGTGATTGATACTTTTGAAACCAGGCAGGATCTTTACCTCGTTTGATACACCATACGTTACCATCCATGCGCTTGATCATATCAATTTCATTAACAAATCTAGTATCCGGTATGACATAGTTTTTACTATGATCTTGTAATTTCTTTTCCATGCTAGCAATCCAGATGTCTTTGTGAAATCCTTCACGACACACTTCTGTACCCCACATCTGCAATACCCAGCGTGGCGTAAGATCAGCATAGTTTAATCTGTCTGCCCACCAAGGGTCGCGCTTTTCTCTCCAAGCGCGACTCTCGTCAGTATCACCTTCTAATAATGCTCGATCCCACCCAAATACTACTGATACAGCATCTTTCAAACTATCAGCAAAACTAATCTTAACAAATCCGTGATCTTTTTCTAATATATCAGCAACAGTACCTTTACCGCTGCCGATTAGACCACATACTCCTATGATCATTTATTGAGATCCTCTTCAGTTAACCCCATTAATAAACAGTTGTTCTTTAATCGTGCATCTGTCGGATTCATCTTATGTGCGATTATAGCATGTTTTTTAGAATCATCAATTAACCCCGAATACCAACCACCCAATGCTGCGAGATCGTGTGGCTCTGACCCCCAACATTCGCTATCGGTTATATAGCTCATACCTTTGTTAGCTATCGACAAACATTTTGTAGCAGCCCAATGACAGGTATTCCAGTCTTTTAATGCATATGCTGCTCTCGCCAATTCCAACCAAGGTTCTCTAGTATGTGGCCATTCTAACATACCTTTAAATGCCCAATCCATACTTTCGGAATTCTTGCCCATATTACGGTAGCAACGACTCATATAACGCATACTCGCAGAACGTTCTTCTGCCCACGTAGCATTGGGTAATTTTATGTGGGTTTCAAACTCTTTAATAGCTTCTTCATTTTGTGCAAAGAAAAAAAGCTCACGTGCGTAGTAGTGACGCATACGATCGTTCTCGGGATCTTCTTTTACTGCCTGTGATAACAGTGGCAGATATTGTGATCTGCTCTTTGAGTTATCTGCACGATGATGTAGCAAAATATCAGGTACAGTTACTCTATTCTCATATGTTGAATTCTGCCAATATAGCGTTTCATGGCATGGATGACGCCAACGATAGCCGTGCCTGTGATGCATCTTATCTGCATAGAACACTTTATCAGGACTTCCGTCCGGTTTCCAGTTCCAAGTATAGCTGTATGCCATCCTCTGTATGTTACCGTTATGCTCATCCCAGGCTTTTTGCATAGCTTCTAACCAACCAGGTTGTAAGTATTCGTCAATATCGATACTTAGACACATATCGATATCCGGTGGAATTAATGCTAATGCAGTATTTCTAGGGATATCAAAACGCCACGGTTTTACTTTTATATTATAAACAACTGCACCGAGTTCTCGCAGTCGTTCTACGGTACCGTCTGTACTACCGGTATCACAAACCAGTATAAGATCAGCATCTTTTGAAGCTTCCATAAAATTGTCAACTTGAGCAATTTCGTTTAAACTGATAGCATATACGCAAGTTTTAATCTTACTCACTGTGCTGCCTCCTTATAGTAATTTAAATTATTAATCAATCTACCATCCTCTGGTGCCATGTTATGTGCTTGTTCACCATATTCTACTGCTTTCTTGTATAGGCCTATTTTATAACAAGCTAATGCTGCTGTGTCATATCCGTTCTCACCCCAAGCCTGTGGATCTTGTGTAAATCCATCTCGACGAGCAGTAACTTCTAGGCATTTTTTCATAGTTATGAAACAGCTTTCCCAATCTTCACGGGTCATATAAGACTTGCCCCAATGAAATAGTGTTTCTCTTTCGGGGCTATCTTGTACTGCTTTTTGATACCAAAGATCTGCAGTACTCCAATCGTTTTTATCGCCGTATAACTGTGCGATTAATCGACCAATATATGACTTTACTATTCCACCATCTTCACAAAGCTCATAGCTTTTTAAACGTGCTTCGATAGCTTTGTCTGTTTCGCCTCTCATCTGATATTCACCAGCTAAGAACGCATAGGTTTTCCAGTAACGATCGCCTTCTTGTATTTTTAGTTCTAATAGGTTTACGTAGCTACCGCGACCTTCTTTTGCATCTTGATACTCATCGAGATAAAACTCTGGAATCCAAATATCTCTAGTAGGAATAGTCCAGTCTAATCGTTCGTGTACTGGCCAGCACCAGAAGCAATTATGTCTAGCATGTATCTTATAATGCCATTGCCAGGGGCCTTGATTATGTCTGTATCTGTGATTGGCTGTAGTTACATCATCTTCCCAGGCATTTTCGATAGCCTGGCGCCATCCTGGTAAAAGCACTTCATCTAGATCTTGCCAAATACAAACATCAACGTCTGCAGGTAAAAGATTTAAACTGGTATTACGTGCTACATCAAATCGCCAGGGACTTACTGCTATCGAATAAACATCAACCCCTCGTGCTTTTAATTTTTCTACAGTACCGTCAGTGCTACCAGTATCGCAGATTAATCTTACATCTGCTTCTTGGTTGCTATCTGCCCAACGATCTATGTTTTTTTCTTCGTTCTTACATATAGTATAAATGGCTATTTTTAATTTTTTCTTCTCAGATATTTCAGTCATGATTTTTTACCCTCATGATTAGTTTATCTGATATTGTCTTGAATGTCAAGGTTTTTTGGCTTAACCAATAATAAAAGTATAGCCCTGACCGCCAGTTACCTGTTGCATTAATTCTGCTTCAAGCTGTGTGATCATTTCTTTAGCTTCTGCTTTCATAGCAGTACCATTTAGCGCACTTCCACCTTGTGGTCCTGCGATCTGTGTGAATTTTTCACGTGCTTCGCCCATCATCATTTTACAATCTGCTAGCGTGTAATCTTTAATCCACTGATTGGCATATATGTCCTGTAGTATAACAAAATCTGGGCGATAATTGTAAGTCCAAATCAGTACTTGTTCGTTACCTCTGGGACGCTGCATTATAGTTAA